CGTAAAGTCTATCCAGCCGTCATAGAACCCGTTTTCATCAAGTACGTGGAAACTAGAACATATGACCATTTTATTATCGTCGGACTGCAGGTGAGAGAAGAACATGCCATTATCAATACCTGAGCCACGTGGTAGATATTTATCTAAGTATTTTGCTATATCTTCTTCGTGTTTATCAGCCCACTCCTGATTGTTCTTTTCTAGACTATACCTTAGTGCGTCTGCACACATGGCTAATTTTTCATATACTTTCATAATATACCATCCTTTCTCTTTAGGAGTTCCCATCCTCCTTATGAAATTGTTTTTATCTTACAATTAAACCCAAATTAGTCGAATCACCCCGGTTAGTTATTATTATATATATACATATATACTAAGATTTTTAACAAAACAATAGTGATAACGGATGCAATTTATGTTACACACACAATATAGTGTCGATGTATTGATGGTGTTCTATCAATCGCGGGACTATATGTTGTATACATATCTTTTTAAATTCCACAACATACTGGGCCGATGTTAAAAATAACATCGCAATAATAATAATATAATAATATAGTAATAATTTAACTAAGGAAAATAGGAAATAAATAATAAATAATAAATAATAAAAATATATTACCGAGTTGGGCCGACGTTAAAAATAACACCGGCCCAGCATGTTGTGGAATTCTTTAAGTTTTAAAATTTTGACACAATACGTTGTATCGAACTTAGTACCAACAAATTTTTTAGAGATACTACATATAGTATCGTAGTTAGTATCTAAAAAAATTTTTCCTATTGGGCCGATGTTAAAAATAACATCGGCCCAGCATATTGTGGAATTTAAAAAAGTTCGGCACATAATATAGTTTTCACTTAAATTAACTTAATGAAACTACATTTCTGGGTTAGTTGATAGCGAGTCTAGCCATTCCTGAGAGTACTTCCACCATATAAACTCTTGGTTAATAAATTTTTCTTCAAAATATAACAAAGCAGGTAAGTCCACTCCGTCATAGGATTTTAAATTGTCAATGTGCATTCGAAGATCGTCTGGTAAGCAAACATCTTCATCCAGCATTTCGGTTATAGCATTTTTTTCCTCATTCCATACATGGAACATGAATTTATATAAAGTATCGTTATCCTTACTTACGTTATGAAGGAATCCAATAAATTGTTTTAGACGTTCGTCGTAGTCTTTAGTTTCTTCTGTAATAATATCTATGACTTTTGATACATCTAATTTACTTAATCCTGTTGGACTGTTTCTGTCGTATACTATAACCTCCATCTCTCCATTAGTAATTTGAAAGCTGTAGTGAGTAGATACTGTCCCATCGTTTAGTACGTAAAATGTCTTGTTGCGTTTGATTTCAATTGACATAATTAGCCCCCTTAAAATAAAATTGTATATGCATATTAATGCATTATGTGCATTTTAATTATACAAGAGTTTTGCTTGAAAATACAGCGATTTTAGCATATTAAATTTTTATTATTTTTAATATACTGTATATAAATCTATTATAAATATTGTATATATAAATACACGTATATTTGAATAAAAATAATTAAGTAAAGGAGAATTTAGAATGGCGAATTTAAAAGATAGTGGAGTAAGAAGAGAGTTTGGAACAGGTGCAGTACGTGATGTAGCAGAGGGTAAAGGAAGATGTGATTTGTTACCTTTAGACGTTGTTAGTAGTATACTGGATAGTTCTGTACTACAACTGGTAAATGATTATGTACGAAATGGAAAAATTCAAGATTTAATAACTGCTATAAAAATTTTTATAATTACAGATCATACAGAATGGAAAGACATTTTTACTGGTATCCTAGAGGTTTCAAAACAATACGAAGATGGGAGTCAAAAGTACGGTGATAGAAATTGGGAAAAAGGTATACCAGTTCATTGCTATATTGATAGTGGAGTTCGTCACTATTTAAAATATCTTAGAGGAGATACAGATGAACCACATGATCGTGCATTTGTGTGGAATATGCTTGGAGCTATTTGGACTCACTGTCATAAACCGGAATTAATTGATCTTCCGTTTGCTAACAAAGAATAAACCAATATTTTGGACTTGAATGGATCAGTATCGATCATCCAAATATTTGTTTGAGAGTCATTGTTAGATCTACTAAATAGCAAATTAAACTATATAACCGCCCCGTCGTAAATAAATATATTCAATAAATTACATCGTTATAGTTTTTTCATGTAGTTGTGAAAGGAGTTTGTGAAATGTTAACTAAAGAATATTTCAAAAAATTTGAATTCGCTAAGGAGGATAAAATAGTATTTGTTTCTCATAACGATCTAGACGGAGCAGGACCCATTATTGTAGCAGATCAGTTTTTTAAAAACTACAAGTATCATACTGTTGGAAATCGAGCAGTTGACAGTACTGTAAAATACGTATTATACTCAGACAAGTATAAAGATTATGATTATATTTTCATTACAGACTGTAGTGTAAGCGAAGAGGTTGCAAAAATTATTGATAAAGAAAATGCTGAGTCAACAAGAAAGATATTTTTATTTGATCATCATGAATCTGCATGTTACTTGAATAAGTATTCATGGGCAAATGTTACTGTAAAAGATGAGAATGGAGAGTTTATTTGTGGAACTAAACTTTTTTTCCAATATATTGTAGATGTAATGGACTTAGATTGTTCCGCTTTAACAGACTTAACACAGGTTGTAGAAACTATAAATGATTGGGATACTTGGAAATGGTTTAAGACTAACAATCTTGAAGCAAAAGCATTATCCGATTTATTTAACAAGACTGGAATTGAATATTTTATTCAAAAGTTCCGTAACAGCTTTGAAATAATTAATGATGTTGATAGAAGCTTGTTAGCCGCATTTGAAAGAAAATATTTATGTTTAATCGAGCCAAAGATTATGGAATCTGCTAGAATAATGGTTTTAGATGTAGGAGTTGATTTTCCTGTTATTAGAAAAGTGAAATGTGTGCAAGTAACTGAGCCAATATCAGATCTAGCAGAAGTATTATATGAAGATGAAATTGATACAATATTATTTTTCTTTCAGGATGCTGTTAGTATACGAACTCGCGATGAAGATGTACATGCTGGCTTTTTTGCCAGGAAAATGGCTGGTGTAAATGGGAATGGAGGAGGTCATAAAGGAGCTGGAGGATTTGGTATTAATAAATCAAATTATTGGTTGCTTCAAAAATATTTAGAATTAAGATTCAACGAATAGGGGGAATAATTATGCCGGACAAAAGAAAACCAGAAATTGATTACGTTTTAAAGCTTTGTGAGTTTTTATGTCAAATACACCCAGAATTGTTTGAGCTTAAAACTTATGTGCACCCAGTTTATGGGCAGAAAACATCTTTAAAATTTATACGAGAAGATAAGTTTGTAGATATAGAAAATATTGTTAATTGTAATATTGACATTCAAAATAATTGTTTGTTTATTAAAACAGAATTTCCAATGCAAACTTTTAATTATAATAATATCGTTAAAGACGAGACGGTGGTGTAATAAAATGCAAATAGATCCAATGCTTTTTTATCAAAAAATACAGGAGTACGTTGATTGGAATTTAGAAAATCTATATAAAAGTAAAGACGACGAACTTTTATATAGATTTATAAAAACAATTTTAGGATTTAGTATTCCAAGAAATAAAGTGTGCGAGCATCATTGTGCTCCTATGGATTTTATTGCAGACTCGTTTTTTGACAAAGTTTCCAAATTATTAGTTGTCGCTAATAGAAATGGGGGTAAAACTCAAAATTTTGGAATACTTAATGCTCTAGATGCAATCTGTAAAAAAGGATGCGAAATAGCTTCTGTTGGAGCTATAGAAGACCAAGCTAAAAAATGTTATAAATATACAGTTGACATAATTAGGAAACCATATTTTGCAAAATTATTGTCAAAAGAGCCAATGATTAGTTTAACTAAATTGGATAACGGTAGTGAAATTAGTATACTACCAGGTACAATGTCTGGAGTTAATGGGCCTCATCCACAAAGAACTAACTTTGACGAAGTGGAACTTACACAATGGAAAATCTTAATGGAATTTATGTCTATGGCTAAATCCACAAAAGATGTTCCATCCTGTGTAAGAATAACATCTACTAGAAAATTTTCGCATGGACCAATGCAGAGACTCATTGACGAAAAAGATAAACGTGGCTTTAAGCTGTATATGTGGTGTATTTGGGAGACTATCGAAAAATGCCCGGACACTAGAAGTGGAACAGTGCCTTGTTATGTGTTAGTTCCAGACAATAAAGATAATATCCAGAAATATAAAGTCTTTTCAGATAACAAAGAAGATTTTAATAAAGAATTTCCAATAGATGTATTACAAAGTAATAGGGAAAAATATTCTGGATGTTTAGCTTGTCCATTAGTTGAAGTATGTTTAACTAAGGCTAAACGTTCTGACGGATACTATTCAATCTCTGATACTATTGATAAGTTTACTGGAATGGATCGGGAAGTGTGGGATGCTCAGTGGGAGTGTAAAAAACCTGGTACGTCTGGACTTGTTTATAGGGAATTTGATGAAACAATTCATGTTATTCCCGAGGAAAGTTTTAAATTTAATCCAGAATATCCTTGTTATGCTGGGCAGGACTTTGGATACGAGGATCCAGCTTCGACAATATTTTTACAGTTTTTGCCTAATGGAGATGCTGTTATATTTGATGAGATATACGAAAGAAGGAAACAAACTCCTGTATTAGCAAAGTACTACTGGAAACCAAAACAAGATCGTTATCAATGTATTAGTTGGTTTGCAGATACAGAAAATGCTGATGCTATTTCTCAAATGGAAAGTATAGGCATTCCAGTTGAACCGGCAAATAAAGATATAATAATGGGTATTGCAAAAGTACGAAGTTGGCTTAAAACTGCTGATAATTATGTACGATTGTATGTCACATCCAATTGTATTAACACAATTAAGGAATTTAAATCTTATAAGTATCCCGAAAAGGGAGGAGAAAGGCCAGTTGATAGAGATAATCATTTAATGGACGCATTGAGATATGTCCTTTATACAGTAGATCAAAATGGTGAAAACACAGACGGAACTGTTACTGCGGATATATTATGAGTGCACATACACTTTCTTTTTTTTTAAATCTATTGTAAAAAAAGAGAAAGTGTATCCTACATATAAAGCATTTTTTGAGTAAAGGAGTGAGGTATAGTGTCGCAAGAACTAGAGAAAGATACCAGCCTAACTGATGAAATAGATAACATTAAGCTTGAAGAAAATGAACAAGTTTCTGCAGTTTTACTATCCGACGGAAGTTTAGTCGATATTAAAAAATATAGACGTACTAAAGAAACTTATTCTAATGTCATAGATACTGACGAAGATGACTGGGGAGAAATGTACTCTTCTGGCAGAGTGTACCGACCCACATTAAATTTAAAAAATTTAAAAATGTTTAGTTTAGAGAACACATTTCATTTTACTTGTATTGATCAAAAAGCTGTAGATTGCTGTAGGGACTGGGATATTGTCTCTGTTGATAGAAAAGGCGTTCCAATTTTAAAAGAATATCAAAAGAACTTAGGTTACTATGAAAAAATGCTTTATGATTTCTTTGAAAATTGTACACAGTTTGACGATTTTAAATTTCTGTGTAGGCAAATTGCAACGGATTTTGAAACATTCGGTTTTGCTTTAGTTGAAATGACTAGAAATAGATCTGGAAAGCCTTCTAAGTTTTATCATATGGCTCCAGAAACTTGTAGAATTGCTAGAAATCTACCTAACATTCCTGGTGACACTGATCAAAAATATATTGTTCAGGTTGTTAATAGACATGAACGTATATTTAAGATATACGATGGAGTTCCTTCAAAGATAAAGGATCCAAATAGTAATAAGTTAATGACTGAAGTTTTATTAATAAGAAGTTACCATGTAGATGGAGGAAAATACGGTATTCCTAAATGGGTGCCTGCCCTCAAAGCAATGATAGGTAATGATAAAGTTGCCCAATATAATATTAACTTTTTTGAAAACGAAGCAGTTCCAAGATTTGCAGTTATAGTTCAAGGAGGGAAACTAGATGACCAGACTAAGGAAACTATAAGGAGTCATTTTAATAAAAAATTAAAGGGTATTCAAAATGCTCATAAGACGTTAATACTAACGTCTTCAAAGGGAACTGATATTAAGTTAGTTCCATTGGCTGGAGAGATGAAAGATTCAAGTTTTCAGAATTATAGAAAAGATAATAGGGATGAAGTTATTGCGGCACACAGGGTTCCTCCACATAGAATACAAGTATATGATACTGGAGATAGTGGAACAATATCTCCTGGGTCTTTATTTAATATAGACAAAAATTATAAATATTCCGTAATTGCTCCATTACAAGAAATTATTGCAAGCATGTTCAATCGAGTAATTAGGCTGGATTTTAAAATTAATGATAAGCAGTTGCGGTTTAAACCTTTAGATATAGGAGAAGAGTTAAATGAAGCTGAGATTAAGAAAATAATAGCCTCGGCTCACGAGAAATACTATAATATAGGTGCAATGACTCCGGATGAAATACGTTCGGATTTAAAACTTGAAAAGTTTAAGTATATGGATGTAGAAGACGATGTTAAAGAATGGGCAAGTACTCCAAAGCCTGTTTATTTATTAAGGCAGGCGAATATGACTTCTCAAGGCATAAATTCCATTGTTGGAGGACAGGGTTTGACAGAGGCTTCTAACGACTTTGATGATAAAAGTAAGGAAGAAACTGGAAGAACATTAGAGGATAAACAAATTAATAATTTAATGATGAAAAGATTCCCAGTTATATCAGATGAAATTGATCAGATTAAACAAGAAATATCTGATTTAAAAGATCGAGTTAATGAGTTAATGGAGCGTGATAAGTTATGATTTTTGACATTGACAAATGTATGAGTTTAGTTGATTTTGTTTTAAGGGACGTAGATTTGTTTGAAAAGAAACGTAAAGGAAACTACAATCAGGCCGGCGAAAATAACAATAATTATAAGAACGGGATAAGTATGTATCCTAAATATAAAAAATCTAAATGTGAAAGGTGCGGAAGCACTAGAAATCTTATGGTTCATCATAAAGATGAAAACCGTAAGAACAACAAACCTAGTAATTTACAAACACTTTGCTGGAGTTGTCATGAAAAGATGACTGTTCGAAAAGTTTCTGGAATTGATTTAATTTATCAAATTAAACCTCAAAATTCTCTTTGGGGAGTTGGAGTATTTATAATGAATAAAAATAATCAAACAGTTATGGGTATACGAAGTGATAACAAATTATGGGCTACGCCCGGAGGAGAAGTAGATGATAATGAGACTCCAATAGAAGCTTTATACAGAGAAGTGAAAGAGGAAACAGGTATATCAGATATAGATCCTATATTTGTAGGAATTTCGTTTGACGAAAGTAACAAAGGTATTTGGACTAGTTTTGTATTTGTGGCGTACACAAATACAACAAAACTAGTCCCTCAGTCTGGAGAATTTGATAACTTAGAATGGGTGGATTTAGATAACGTTTTAACTAAGGAGCTGTTCGGCCCAACTAAAAAAGCATACCATCAAATAATGGAAGCTAACAAAGAGCTATTTAGTTTAGCCAATTATCTAGATATACAAAAATTAACATCCACAGAAATGTTAGTGGATGTTAAAAATCCAGGAAGGAACAATGGAAATGTTTTATTTACTTCAAGAGGTTGGAGATATCTTCGTCAAGGAACTGGAAACTCAACTGTTAGAGAAACACCTTCTACGTTAGATGCAAACCATAGGATCAATGATTTAAAACAATCCTATTTAGATTATTTTAAAAAGAACCCAGACATTCAAAAGCTATATACTGTCGATAACGGGAAATTTGTTTTTCCCGATTATAACACTGCTATAAATACTGGAATTGCCAAAGACAAAAAGAGCTACTTTACTAAATTTAAGGAGCAGTACATGTTGTATTTGTACGAAACTAAAAATTCTTAAATTTTGTTATAGACTTATTGTTTGTAGTTAATTTTAGTACACTTATACAATGAAAGAACTATTTGGTATTGGAGTGATATGAGTGTCTAATTTTAACCAAACTGTAAATATATCAAAAATAAATGAGGAAAAACGTATTGTTTACGGTAAGGTTTTAGTACCAGATAAATTTGATTGCCAGGGAGATATAATTTCAAAAGAAGATATAGAGAAAGCGGCACATAACTTTCTCATTAATCTTCAAAAGGCATATATTGAGTTGCTTCATACAGGATCTAATAACACAACCAAAGCTTCTCAAATCGGATTTATGCATAAAGTATTTAAGGGCGTGGGAGGTTTTGGATATATTGTCGAAAGCTATATCGATCAGGAGGGTTCATGGGTTCTAGCAACTAAAATAACTGACGATAAAGTTTGGCAAATGATTAAGGATGGAATAATTACTGGGTATTCCGTAGGAGGCAGAGGAAAAAGAACTCCAGTTAAGGAGGTGACTATTAATGAGTAAAAAAGTAGATGAACGAAATATTTTATCTGAATTAGAAATTGATGAAGTATCCTTAGTGGATAGGGGAGCAATTGGAGAAACATTCACTATTATAAAAGCAGAGAATTTTAAAAACAGTGATTTAGTAGTTCAATTTATAAATAAATTAAGTAATCAAGAATTTGTTGAAGTAATGAACCAGATGATTGAAAGATACAATGAAATTAATAATAATGAAGTAAATAAAGGAGGCATAGACATGAACGAGGAAATTAAAAAACTATTTGAGGACTTCATGGAAACAGTTAATAAAAACTTTAAGGCAGTCTATGAAGAAATAGCTGAGATAAAAAAAGTTTCAGAGACTGAAAAAGCAGAAAAAGAGGTTAACGATAATGAAGTATTAAAAGACGCAACAGCTAAGGAAACAGACAAGTTAACCGAAGTCGAAGAAAAAGTTAGTAAACTTTCAGATTCGCTTGAAAAAATAACTCAGTCGCTGTCAAAAATCGACAAAGTAAAGGAATCAGTTGATAAACTGTCTGAAATGAATTTGAATGACACTATATCCGATTTAAAGAAAAGACTTGAAACAATTGAGTCACAAGATTTAGGATCTAATCAACTAAAAGATGAAGTAAACAAGTCTGAAGAGACAAAAAGTGTTCCGTTTTGGAAATCATTCTTTACTTTGTCAGAAAATGAAACTATTAATGATTAATAAAAATAAGGAGGTATTATTATGTCATTTACAAAACAGTTTGTAAATAAATCAAGCGTTATTACACCAGCTTCATTTACAGCATCTGCCGCTCTTAGTAAGGAGGAAGCAGATCGTTTTATAGACTATGTAGTAGATCAGTCTTTTTTGAAAAATAATGCTCGTATTGAGCGAATGAATGCTCCTACTAAAACTATTGCTAAAGTAGGTATTGGTCAGAAGATCTTAAAACCTGCTAAGTCCGCAATCGACCCGGGCAACACAGTAAGTATTGTTACCGATCAGTTAACTTTAGAGACTAAGGAAATTATAGCTATAGCTGAAATTTCCGACGATTCTTTAGAGGACAATATTGAGGGCGATGCTTTTGTAGATCATTTAATGAGAATGATTGCTAGTCAGGCGGCTAATGAATTGGACTTTATGTGTATGTATGGAAAAAGAATATCAAACTCCAATGAAGCAACTGATATTTTGCAGTTGGTAAATGGATGGTTTACAGTAGCTAAAGAACATGGTCATGTTCTTAATGCAAGAGATACTGGACTTTTTAAAGACGATAATGGCTATATTGATCCACCAAAACTTTCAAAAGTAGTAAAAACATTGCCAAATAAATACCGCGGCAACAAAGGTAATTTAAGGATTCTTGTCGCAGACGATATTTATCAGGATTACAACGATTACTTGGGAGCTAGAGCAGTAAGCACAGCTGACCCATACTTGCTTGGAGTAGGAAGACTTACGTATTCCAACATTCCAATATCTGCAGTATCGTTACTTCCAGTAGATAGGCCTGTAGCGGTTGTAAACGGTGTAAATACTAAACTTACTAATGATCAATCAGCCGGCACAATCACAAT